CGAAGGCTCCGATGAAGAGGACGTTATTGCCTGGGCTGATAGAACTGTTGGTGACGACGACACTAACCCTGTCCCTACGTTCGTGGGTCAGAAGATCAATAACATGGTCTTCCACATGAACCGTCTTGGTTTCCTCTCTGAGGACACCGTTATCCTGAGTCAGCCTGGTGATTATTTCAATTTCTTTGTGGGCTCTGCTATTGCTGTTAGCGATGCTGACCCGATAGATATGGCGGCGACCTCGACACGTCCTGCCAACCTTACCGCCGGTATCAGTGCGGCTCAGGGCCTGTTGCTGTTCTCCAGTGATGCCCAGTTCCTAATGAATACCAGGGATGTGGCCTTCGGCCCCTCCACAGTGCAGATCAACGAGGTCTCTAACTACTCCTTCCGCACAGGGCTCTCACCTATCGAGGTGGGGACGTCCATTTTCTTCAACTCAGACTCCACAAACTTCTCAAAGGTATTTGAGATGTCTATCAAGTCTATTGGAGATACGCCCCAGGTTGCTGAGGATACAAGGATCGTGCCCGAGTACGTGCCCAATGGGCTTACGTTCTCTGCTGCTAGCTCTAACAACAACCTAGCGGTGATGGGCGTAGGAGACCAAGATGTTTACTGCTTCAAGTATTGGAATCAAGGTGATGAGCGTGCCCTAGCCGGGTGGTTCCGTTGGAGATTCCAGCATGAATGCAAGCTGATCCAGTTCTACGACGACGTTGCATACATCGTCTTCCGTAACCCGGAGACAGACCACACGCTTATCGGTACCATGAATCTCATGGATGATCCGGATAGCGCCACTATCTGGGCAGATGACCGAAGCTTCGAGCCTCGTCTTGATCTCTACCTGGATAACAACAACCTAATCACAGCAGCGGGTGATAATACTGAAGGTGGTGAAACAACCACTAAGATATATCTCCCCGCCGGCACAGATGTCGGTCAGCCGCTTTCGTATCTCCAATTCACCAAATCATCGGGCACATACTTTACTGCTGCACCGATTGAATATGATGATGATGATCTAGGTACAGGCCCACACATTGTCATCCGTGACAGAGTCCTGGAAAATGTGCAGGCTTACAACCTAGGCATTGCATACAACATGAGCGTTGAGTTGCCTGGGTTCTATACCAAGGACGAGAAGCGGATTGACCGTGTCAACGTTCCGATGGTTGAAGTTGTCAACATTGAACTCTATTTATCCGGCAGTTACAACGTCACACTGGAGCGTCTCGGCTACCCTGATCGTGTCCTATTCTTTGATTCAAAGGTCGCTGATGTATATCTGGCTGATGATAACCCAATCGTCGAAACATCTAAAAAAGAGCTATCCGTCTTCGCCCGTGGTGACCATGCCTCTGTCACCATCAACAGCCTAGACCCCCTGCCTGCCGGTCTCACCGGATATACCTGGCAAGGGCATTACAACAATAGAGGCATATCAAGACTCTAATGACTCAGTACCGCCCCGCCACTATCCGGGATGGCATTACTGTTGCTCAGAACATTCGTAAGGAAGACCTACAGGAATTACGCGGGCTGGGTGCTGACCTAGTCAACATTCCTGTGGGTATCCTCACTAGCGAACATCCGACAGTCTTCTTCACCAAAGAGGGGGAGATTGCCGGGTGTGCTGGTGTGAATCGTGAAGAGGGCGACGTAGGCCGTGTCTGGATGCTTTGCACCGAAGCTATTCACGAAGAACCCATTACTTTTGTGCGTCAAGCCAAGAAATGGATCAATAACATTGAACCTGAGTATCGGCTGCTGTGGAACCTCGCAGACGCCAGGAACCACGTACACCACAAGCTTCTCCGACATCTGGGATTTAAGGCACTTCGTGCTGTCCCTGTAGGTGAAGATCAAAATCTTTACTATGAAATTGTAAGACTATGTGTATCGCAGCAGCGGCCATCCCCGCAGTCTCGTTAGCGGTATCTGCTGTAGGCACTGTTGCCTCTATTGGTATGGGCTTTATGTCCGCCCAGCAGCAGGCAGCCCAGGCGCAGGCATCACTCAATTTGCAGGCACAACAGGCCGAGAGACAACAACAGATGCAGCATCAATCGATGTTGCAATCACAAGAACAACAACGAGCTTCCTTGCTTCAAAGGCAGCAGCAGAATCAGCAGGCATACAACCTCCAGGTAACTCAATCCAACAATCAGCTTCTGGATCAATACAACCAGCAGCAGCGTCAGGTTAGGCAGGAACGTGCCAACCTTATGGACCGCTATACGGCCGACAAGGTCATCCATCAACGGTCTAAAGAAGCCGCTGAAGAGCAGCAACGCCTCAACAATGAAGCCGCCAACCGTGTCTACATGGGTGAGCAGGCAAAAATCTCAGAGGCTAGAGCACAGGCATCCTTCGAAGCCCAAAGCATCCTTGCCAAGTCTATTGGCGCTAAAGGCTCTGTCCTGGCTTCAGGTAGAAGTGGGCAGAGTGTTGGACTGTTGGTCCAGGACGTTGAACGTCAAGCAGGTTTCGCTAAGGCGCAAGAACTTGCAATGGCAGATAAGAAGGTAGAGCAGGGGATCATTGCTATGGAGGGTGCTGCTATGCAGGCCCAAAGTGATAACGCAGCTGCGGCTAGTGGTATCGCTTGGAACCCATCAGCTCCATCCCTCCCTGAGATGCCTGATCTACCGAACTTCATTGATGGAAGTCAATTTAGCATCGCTTAAACATGAGCAGAATTTATCAAGGAGGCTCTGCGGAGTCTCGATATAGACAAACAGATCTAGGCCAAGGCTACCGACCACAAAGAGCTTCTAGTAGCGAAAAAGCTGCTAGAGAGTGGAAACAGCAAGTCATTGCTGATGGTGATACCAAGCTCCGCGATCTACAACGGAAGAGCCAGGCAGAGAACCTAGAGTCTCGCCTGACGATGCAGGTTGAAACAGCAGGCCTGAAAACTCAGCAACTGGCTGAGCAGATCGAGCTGCAGATGGATCAGCAGTACGAGAAAGACGTGCTGAGGAAAGAGCAGACTCATGAAACTCTGGAGATGAAGCTGGAGGCTGCTGAACTGCAGGCTAAGCATCAGGTCCAGAACGCCAACATGAGCGCCATGAAGGGTGCTGTCCAAGGCATCCTTAGCTTCGCTGGTTCTGCCCTTGAATATGCGAAGGTCCAGGGTGAATATGATGAGCGTGAACGGATCAAGCAAGAGAAGATTGATTCAGGTGCTTGGGCATTTGAATCTGACTTTGATGTTTCAACCCCAGCAGGTGAGTCTGTTGTACAGGCTGAAAACAATCAAGATCTTATTGAGGTTGCAGAGGAAACTGCTATCTCTAATACTGGCCTAAATCCTGTTGATCAAGAAATCCTACGGGAGAGTATTGGTGTTCCTCAATCAGACGCACGGGTTCAACGTCAGATAGGCCTTGGTGAAGCCTCCTCCACAATCAGCGGACGCCTCACAGAAGCCTTTAACGATCCGAATAGGACCGTTGTGATCCGAGGTGCTGATGGTCAGGCAAAGCGTATCCGTCCAATGGATGCCACGCCTGCCGAGCTTTTCGACGTTATCCGTGCTCTTGGTCAAGACCTGACCAAAGAGATGGGTGTTGCATCGCTTGACCGCTACACAGCAGTAACTCAGTATGTCCCCCGCCTTGAGGCTGCTATCAACCGCCTCTATAACCAAGAGTCAATCCCACGTACTGCGGCTGCTAATGCCAACCGTGAGTCTCTCGGGTATACCAAAGCAGCTCAGGTTCTGACAACTGGTGATATCGGATCGGCGTGGGCTGCTTACTATAAAGCTGCTGCAACTTCGGGTATCTACAATGGTGATCAAGTCAAGATCACCAAGGCAGCCGTAGAGGCAATGGTGCAGGATGCAACTCCTGCCCAGCTAGAGCAGCTCAAGAACGGTGGGTATCGAGTGTTTGAGGGTGGTCCCACCTTCGGCAACGATAAGCGCTTTTCAGGGCTCATTGATGAGGCCATTCGTGATAAGAACAGGGGCCTGATCACTGACTTCAACCAGAACGAGAAGTTTCAAGAGATCGAGCTGAGCAACGCCACCAACAGCTTCCAGGAAGCGTTGATGAATGCGGATAGCCCGGAGGCCACACAGCAGGCCCACCTGGACTATGAGCGCCAGCTGGAGTCTATGGCGGCTTCTGGTAACGGTAAGGCCCGTCTGGAGCTTGCTGAGCAGTTATCTAACTCGAACAACTACAACCCCGATAACGCTAACCAGCTCCGTGCTCGTATTGAAGCTGGTGAAACCTTCCCTGAAGAGTTCCTTGTCGGAGAGTTGGCTAGTGGTCGGATTAACTCTAGTGAGTACACCGCACTGAAGCGTTCTGGTCTGGCAACCCCTGAGCAGAAGGCTGCTGTCTATGGCGGTAAAGAGGCACGTAATGCTTCTAACGCTAGAGGCAAGTCGATGGTGTCCCAGACTCTTATCAAGAACGATCCCTTTCTAAAAAACGCTCCTACCGATATCAGGAACGGCATCGTCTCCAACATCTCTCAGGACATCAATAAGCGTCGAGACGCGGCTGTAAACAGCTACGTTCAGGCTGCTGGTGGTCCTGACAAGGTGAGCCCCGGTGATGTACAGCAGTTTGCTGATAGTTGGCTCCAGAGGAATGTCCCTACCCTCCTCGATGGTGTCACCGTTGATGAAGATACGGGTGTCGTTAGTGGTTATGAGTACCTGGGTCAATCAGCCACACAGAAGGTTGGTGGATTCAGCAGCGCATACATCAAGAATGCCGACGGTACGCCCTACCAGGCTTACAACTATTCACAGCTTTCACCGCAGAAGTTAGCAGCAGTTGCTAACTCAGGTGCAGATATAAACTATGCAGGAGACTCTATCCTTACGCGACAGGAGAAACTCGCAGGGGCCAAGGCTTATGTCTCTGGTCAAGCCTTTCCTCCTTCTGTTGTTAGTAAAGCAACTGCCCTAGGTGTCACACCGGCTTATCTGGTGCGAGAGCAGGCTCGGGGCATTGGTAAAGAACTAGGCGCTATGCCTACACAACAACCACCCAGCCAGGTCCAGAAGATGGGTCTGAATGGTGCTGGTGATCCAACCGACCTCCGATCAGGTGCAACGTACCTGCGACAGATGGGTGTCCCCGCTAAGGGTGCTGCCTATCTGGCTGGAAACATTCAGCAGGAGTCTGGTTGGAATGGAATGCGGGATTGGGGTGGTGTTTACAACCCCAGCACAGGACAGATGGACGGAACCAGCCGCAACGGTGGTCTGGTCTCCTGGGCATCGTGGTCCAACAATCCTGCCCGTCTTGGAAAGATCGAAGCCTATCTGGGTAAAGACATCTCCAAGGCAACTCACGCAGAGCAGCTCTCAGCAATGATGTGGGAAATGCAGACAAGCTATAAGTCTGCTTATCGAGTATTTATGAACCCTAATGCGACTGATGCACAGCTGCGGCGAGCATCTTATCAGTACTGGGGTTATGGACACGAAGGCGCACGATTTAGGTACGCCCAAGATGTCCTAAGAGGATCTTTGATCTAATTTTATTTGTTGCGGGGTGTGGTACGCCATGCCCTGCAAATAGTTTTCATCATTAACTACAACTAATGGAGTATTTTGATCAGTTCCCTGGTGAGGACATCACGCCTGCGGGTGGTTTTGCCTCAACGCCTGAGAAGGACGAAGAAGAACTAGACGAGATGATTAGGCAGCAGCAAGAACAGCAAGCTGCCCCACAAGAAGAACAACCCGCCCCTGCTGCTGAAGCAGAGGCACCTGCTGAGGATGACCGTAACTTCATCCAGCAAGCACAAGACTTCGCCGCTGAAGCCCTGGGCCTCCGTTCACAAGAGGAGAGCCAAGAGCAGCGTGCTGAAGGTCAAGAGCAGGTAGAAGAGATCCAGGAAGGCATTGAAGAAGCCGAAGACATCCCCACTGTCGTTGCTCGTGAAGGTACCCGTGCCATTGCTGGCGGTGTTGCTGGCGTAGTTGAACAGCCTGTCCGGTTTGCTCAACAGATCCTGGGACAGGAAGCCTCATTCAACCTGGGCATTGCCGAAAACAAGACACTTATCGGTAACTTTGCCCGCGACTCAATCACCATGCTCGGCCTCATGAAGGGCGCTGGCAAAGTCATGCCAGGTGGAATGCTAGGTACCAACTTAACTAAAGCCACAACCAAGCTGGGCATGGTTAAGAACGCTGGCATTCGTATGGCTGGTGATGCATATCGGGGTGCTGTTGCTGACTTCATCATGGAAGAAGGTGAAGGCAACTTCAGCAACATGGCCGATGCCGGCCTGGGTGCTACTGGTGACTTCCTCAACGATATGTTCGGCACCGACATCGAGTTGCGTGACACATTCCTCACAGCCTTAAAGCATGAGGATGACGACAATATGTATATCCGTAAGCTGAAGAACATGGCCGAAGGCGGTGTCTTCGGTGTTGCTGTAGACGGCATTGGTGAATTCATCGGTGCTTTTCGTGCTGCCCGTAAGGCCAGAGGTGCTAAGGGTAAAGGTGGTGACCGTGAAGCCGTCCTGAAGGCCCTGGATGAATACTTCCAGCCCTCTCTTGATTTGGGTAACACTTCCACTAAGCAAACCAAGAAGCTCGCTGCTCACGATGTGTTCACTGAGGCATCTGATGGTGACTACTCCCGACTCAAGGAACTTGATGCTTACGAGCTGAAGTCCCTTATGGAGGACTACAACCTCGCGCAGTTCTCCAGCCCTAAGGACATCCTCAAAAATGTTGACCCCAACGTCTCCTACGAGGCCCTGGGTGAAGGCATCTTCAGCAAGCAACTGCCTAACGGGACCACCATCGATTGGTCTCTGCGGGATGTATCAGATCGTTATTCCGTATCTGAACCTGATGCACGCTCTCAGCAATATGCCCGTGATGTTATTGAAGCCCGTGGTGAAGAGGTAACCCCTGAAGCCCTACAGCAAGAGCTGACAACCCTCGGCTTTACACCGGACCGGTATGAGGCCCCTCTGGCTAATCGAAATGTACAGCGTATTGACTGGGATCTTGATGACGTAGACGCAGAAGCTGCTGGTCTTGGCCGTGAAGGCACCAAGATGTTTAAGCAGTTCAGTGAGCTTGTATCCGACAAGATGCAGCCCGGCCAGATCATGGTCACAGAGGCTGCTGACGATGGCTTCGGTGTTGCTGGTAAGTCTGGTGCTCAGAAATCTGCAAGAGCCAAGGCCCTCGAAGCTCGACGCAAGAAGGCTCAGGAGCTTTTCGTAGAGCGAGAAGGTGCCACACCACGGGACTGGGAAGTTATCGGACCCACTGGCCGGGACTCCTACATGGAGTTGCTGGACATGGACAACTTACTGCCCTCTCCCAACCCCCCAAGTGTCCGTCAGAAGCTCTATGAGCGTGCCGGATTCTCTTCTCCCGATGCTGACGGGAAGATGTATGGCGTCGTCCTCAAGGACAAGAAAGGCCGTGCAAAAGTCCAAGCTCTGGATATCAATGGTGATATCGATGCACAGATCGAAGCTGCTAAGGCTTCTAGTGCTGTCCAGCCAAAGATCGAGAACTTCGATGATGCTGATAGCCGCCGGATCATCCGGGAAGGTGTAAGCAAGGACCCTGAGCGTCTCCGCCGCTGGAAGCGTGTCGAGGGCCTAGAGCGGATGGGTGTGAAGCCTGAGTGGGCTGATCACGCTGCTGTGGTTCCTGAATACTTTGAGCCCGGTGCTCGTATCCCTGAGCCTGACTTCCACCCCTCCGTCTATCAACAGCTCCGTGAGCTTGATCCTGACGGTGGTGCAACCCTGAACCCCTTCACTGGTGAGACCCCTCCCACAGGGACGATGGTCGCCATTGATGGTGCAGTTCTGAATGATGTGAACCCTGAGTCTGTCTCTGAGTTCATCGCTGAGAACTACGACATCCTGACTCGTGATGATGTGTTCCTGGGTAGCTGGGTCTCTAAGGAGACTGGCAAGCCTGTTGTGGAACTCTCCCGTCGCGTTGAGGATGGCGTTGAAGCTGACTTCCTTGGCCGTGTGTTTGACCAGGAGGGCATCTTCCGTATGGATGACTTCGAGTATCTGCCTACCTATGGCACTGACGCTCTCCGTCGATCCAAGCGCCGCTGGGGCATCAATATGCAAGAAGCTCCGGCTGGTAAAGAGTCCGGCATTGGTGAACGTATTCGTGAGTCTGAGGCTAACAACGCCCAGTCCGTAGAAACGAACCTGTATGAGCCCAATGAGCGTGCTGCTGGTACTACATCCAGTACACCTACACAGACGGCTCTATCACTCATCGACGCAGGAGATTCTACAAATGCTCGTCGGATGGCAACAGATGAAACCTTCCGCAAGATCCTCGCAGCACCTGATGCTGAGACCGCCCTACAAGGCGTTGTGAAGGCTGTTGCTGACAATCTGGATGTAGATGCTATCTACGACAAGCTCCGGGCCGCTAACGGCGGTAAGCAGGGCTGGATCCTCGAATCTATTCCTGTCCTAGAGAACTTCCTGCGTTCTGTCGGTGATGGAAACAACATGGAGACTCTGCAGGAACTCCTCAAGAAGGCCGATGGCACTGTTGTTAAGCAGTACATGACCGATGAGGGTGCCCTGGCTGTACGTGTTCTGGCTAAGGACACTGCTAACCAGATCTCTGACATTGCCCGCAACATCCAAGACGTTGATGCTGTCTCTGGTGATACCTATCGCCAGGCAGAGATGCTCCTGGACCGTCTGGAAGCTCTCTCGAAGATGAATATCGAGGCCAGCTACAAGGCAGGCTCCCAACTGCAGCGCCGTAACGCTTCTAAGTTCAATATCCGCAAGATCTTGGGCGAAGGAGATGGTGATGCTGCACTGAAGCAAGCTAAATCAGACGAAACCATCACCAAACTGCGTGAAGCTCTGGCTGATGGTGATCCTCAGGCTAAGGCTGACTTCCGAACCCTGGCTGATGCTGTGGCTTTGGTTGACGGTAACCCCGAGAAGATCATGTCCTTCTGGCAGAAGTGGCGCACCGTGGGTGCTGCTGCTCTGCGGACTGCCATGTACAACGGTTATTTGTCTGCTACCCAGTCCCAACTCCGTAACCTTATTGGTAACGAGTTCAACATCATGCTGCGTCCTGCATCGCAAGCCATTGGCTTCGCTGCTCAGGGTAACTTCCAAGAAGCTCGCATCCAACTGGCCGCCTATCATGGACTGTTGGAGATGCACGGTGAAGCGTGGAAGATCTTCAAGAAGTCGTTTGCTGATTCTGCAGAAGATACCAGCCAAGTTGTTCGCTTCGATGAAGGTCAGCCTGGTACTGGACGTCAGCTTGTAGAGAACATGAAGGCATCAGCCAAGACTTCTGGTGAGCGGGCTGCTGCAGAGTTTGTGGATACCTATTACAGCATCTTCAATAACCCGTTGATGCGTATGCCCACCCGTGGCCTTCAAGCTGCGGACGATGCTGCTCGCACCCTCGTTGCTCGTATGGAGCTAAAGAAGGATGCAATGCGGAACAGCTTCGAGAAGGGCCAAGGCTTCAAGGTTGACCCTGATCGCTACGCAAAGCTGGTAGAAATGAAGATCGATGGTGATGGAAACATCCTCGACCAGCGTCTTCTGGACACTGCTAAGGAAGCCACCTTCCAGGAAGACCTCACAGGCTTCGGCAAGACCCTCCAGGACCTCTCCAATAAGAACCCAGCGGTCAAGCTGATGTTCCCGTTCGTCAAGACGCCCATGAATATCATACGTCAGACGGCTAGTTACATCCCTGGTGTTCACCAGCGCTTCATCAAGGACTTCCAAGATGCAGTTGATGCTGGTGATCTTGAGAAGATCGCTATGTATAAGGGTCGGGAAGCCATCGGCTTCATGACTATGGCCTCTGCTGCTGGTCTGGCTATCAATGGCCTCATCACTGGTAAGGGTCCTCAGGACAAGCAGAAGCGTGAGCTGTGGCTGAAGAACAATCAACCCAACTCGATCAAAACTCCCTGGGGTTGGGTGTCCTACGAGACGATTGAACCTCTCAACACGATTCTCTCTGCCTCAGTTGACCTGTTGCAACTTGCTGCTGCTGGTAATCAGTCTGCATACGACAAGAGCTTCGCTCAGTTCAGCTACTCCCTGGCTGCTGCAGTCGTAGATAAGTCCTACCTGAAAGGCTTGCTTGATACTGCCTCCCTTATCGATGTCAATGACCCTCGTTGGCTTGATCTGGCTGCTGCCAAGGTTGCTCAAACTGGCAACGCAACGCTGCTGCCCCTGTCTGGTCTTCGTGCCCAGCTCAGCCGCGCTCTGCAGCCCGGTAAGCAGGAGTTTGATAACGTCTGGCAGCGTGAAATGCAGCGTGCTCTCCCTTCCACTCAGCGCATCTTTGGTGTTGACCGTGTGGACATCCTGGAGAACAAGCAAATGCAGTTTGGTGATTATGCAACCAACCTGTGGAACACTCTTACACCGTTTGATGTCACCAAAGATGATCCTGACTCGGTTGCTAAGCAACTGGGTGAGCTTGGTGTCGATATCACCCTCTCCTTCTCTGATACCTTCAAAGGTATTGACCTGACTGCCCGTGAAACGCAGCAGTTCAACCAATATCTGGCTGATACTGGTATCGGCAAGGAACTCAAGTCCCTGTTGGCTGATGAGAAGTTCCAGGCAGATGTGGAGGCATGGAAGGAGTCCGGTAAAGGACAAGATCCTGCACCTAAGTGGCTGGATCTGATCCATACCAAGCTGCGTGCGGCCAAGCGTGATGCTCGGGCTGCCATGCTGGCTGACAACCCCACCTTTGCTGACAAAGTTGAACTCAACCAAGTCCAGGCTGACCTAATCAAGAGAGGTCGCTACAACCAGGAACCCGCTGAGAAGATCCAGCAAAAACTAAAGTTCGTTCTTGAATACTGATGGAAAATGAATACATCGGAGATGGCGTAACAACGCTATTCTCCTTTACATTCCCCTATATCAATGAAGATGACGTCAAGGCTTCCCTTGATGACGTCCTTACAACTGAATACACCTTTGCGAACGCTACACAGATCACCTTCAATACCGCCCCAGCTGATGGGGTGAAGATCCGTATCTTCAGAGATACCAACATCGAGAGCCTCCCGAATACTTTCTTTCCCGGATCTGCTATCCGGGCTCGGGATCTCAACGATAACTTCACTTCTACTCTGTATGTGATTCAGGAGGCTGATAGATACTCCTCTGACGCTGTTGATACTTCCCTCGAAGCTATCACTTTGGCACGTGCTGCTGATGAAAAGGCTGATCAAGCCATCGTCACAGCTGATGGTGCAGATGCGAAGGCAGACGAAGCCCTTGCTGCCGCGGCTGCTGCAGAAGGTGCTGCAATTTCTGCCCAAGAATCTGCCGATCAAGCTGCTGTGAATGCCGCTGCTTCTGCTAGCGCTGCTGAAGCTGCTCAAACTGATGCGCAGATTGCCACCAATGCTGCCGACGAAGCCAAAGCAGCTGCTGAGGCTGCAGAATCTGCGTCCAGTGGTGCAGTCGCGGACGCCGCCGAGGCTCTAGCTACTGCCAACTCGGCAGAAGCTGATGCTACTGAGGCCCTAGCTACTGCTAACGCTGCCTCTGCTACTGCGGATGCCGCTGATGCAAAGTCCGATACAGCTATTGAGGACTCTGCTCAGGCTGTAGCCACCGCTAACGCAGCTGCTTCGGCTGTGTCTGACGTGGTGACCTACACCATTGTGGCTAATGTCGCTTCTATCCCTGGCTCGCCTGACGACGGAGATCGGATCGAGGTAACAGATTCCACTGGAATCGAGTCATTCACGCCTCTGGATGGTGTCCCTGCAGACTATGTGGGCGACTCAGGTAAAGCCGCTCGTATCGTATACATCGGTACTTCTTGGAGCTGGGTGAACTATGTGGTTATCGACCCCGATGCTCGGTACGCCGAGATTGGTGGTGATGACTTCACTGGTCCTGTCTCTGCTCCATCATTCTCTGGTCCCCTGACTGGTGACACCTCTGGCACTCACACTGGTCCTGTGACTGGTGATGTGACTGGTAACACTGCTGGTACTCATACCGGCCCGGTGGTGGGTGATGTGACAGGTACGGCTGATAATGCCACCACAGTGGCTATAGCTGACTCCGGCTTCGGAAGCTCCAGTTATAGGCCTATCGCCTGTTTTGGTGGCACCGTTGACCCTAGCGGTACCACTAAATCCAACTTTAAGTATCCCGAAACCACCCCTCCCACAATTCGAGGGAATGGCAGGCTCTACGCCGATGCCGGTTTCTATGGCAATCTTGTAGGTAACGCTAGTACAGCAACCGATGCTGACACGGTTGATGGCCTTCATGCTGAATCCTTCCTGAGGTCGGATGGTCCTAGTACTGCTGCGGGCACCGTAACCTTCACCAATATGAACTACTTCACCCGGGTTGGTTACGGGTGCAGGTTCAATGACAACACCGAATTAGTCTTCGGAACGGGTAGTGGTGCTGAGCTGTTCTGTAATGGCTCACACCTCTACCTGGACCTGAACTCCAGTATCGGTAACTTCTATATCCGTGACGGTTCAACCGTTCGATTCACCTTTGATGATGATGGTCACTTTGTTGCTAGCGGTAACATCACTGCTAGCGGTAACATCACTGCTAATGGCAGGCTGTACGGGGAGCTGGGTGCCACTCAGGTCCGTAATGCCATTGCACAGGGTGGCGCAGGTAACTTAGGCACTTACGCCTTAATCACTGATAACACAAGCAACGACAAGAGCCCTGGTTCCACTGTTAGTGGCAGCTACCGCTTCGCAGATGCTTCTGGAGGTATCACCACCTCTACGTATCCCAGTGGCACATGGCGTCTGATGGGTCGCACTGCTGGTCAGAGTAGTGCCTACACCGAGAAGCAAACCTCTGTCCGCCTTCGTATTGCTTAATTATGTCCCTTAAAAGATTACCCAACGGGGAGATCGAGTTCGGACAGGCCAAGCGCCTTCCCCACGGTTATATCTCCTGTTTTGTCAAACTAACTGACTACAATGATGAGGTGGCGGAGTTCATTGCCGCCCCTGATGACTCCGAGGCTTATGGTAGAGAGCTATATGAGATGCTCAATACTAAATATCTTCACTTGGTTGAAGAGGTTACCCAGGAGGAAATTGATACTGCAGCTGCTGATGATGCAAAGTGTAAGCGTAGGGTCCGCCTAAAGGATTCAGATTGGACTCAGCTCCCTGATGTCCCTTCTGATATTAAGGAGGCATGGAAAGCCTATCGCCAGCTACTCCGTGATATCACGATTCAAGATGGATATCCTCACAACATCATCTGGCCTGAACCCCCCGAATAACTATGACCTTCTTCCGCGATGCCGCAAAGTACTATAAGGGTGAGCCCCACCAGGATCGTGCCTGGGACGCCCTAGAGGAGAAGCTACCTACATACCTCCTAGAAGACTTTAAGGCTGCTTACAGGGCCGCTCCGGCGGCTCCTGTGGCTTCCACTCAACCAACTACCGCCGCCTTTGATAATAGCTGGGACGGCATCTACGCCTGCGGCCTAGCAGCCGGAGCTAAGTTCCCCGAATGTGTTGCTGCTCAGTGGGCTCTTGAGTCTGCTTATGGCAAACATACGTCCGGGAAGAATAACTTCTTCGGTATCAAAGGCAAAGGAACAGTCAAGACAACCTGGGAGGATTACGGGAATGGTCCTGTAACCATCCAGGCTGAATTTAAGGATTATGCGACCCCACTTGACTGCGTAGAAGACCTTGTCCGTAAATGGTACAAGGACTATAAGTCCTATAAAGGAGTTAATAGAGCTAGTAGTAGGGAAGAATGTGCCCGATTACTTAAAGCTGAAGGGTACGCGACTGACCCTGCCTACGTTTCTAAACTCATCTCACTGATGGACACGTACGCATAAGTCGTTTTTTAGACTTATCAATGGATAAAGTGATTGACCTAATCGCCTCGATGGTGAGCCCTGGGAAGACCTGGGGCTGCTTCTTTCGTAAATCTTTATCCACACTCCTTGTTGCTTCCATTGGAGCCTATGGCTTCAACGCTTACCAGCGCCTTGAGAGAACGCACTGGGAGGATCTCCCCCTCCACACCGCAATAGTTGAGGGGGACATTGCTGCTGAAGTGCAGCAGTACCTGGAGAGTTTGAAGAGATCAGACCCCAGCCTTAGGTCTGTTTGGCTCTATAGCTGGCCCGACTCTCGATCACTCATACCAGTCTCTCATGCCGGAAATCATGTAAACCCATTGCCTCTTGGATATTTCTTACTTAAAGATCGTGAGGTTATTGGTGATCTAGTTTTAGCTGAATGTTCTTGCTTGAAACGCCCAGGTAAGAAGCTCTTGGCTTGTCCAATCTTTGCCGAGAACGATGCTTGGGGTGTAATTGTATTTGAACATGAGCCCGGTGTTGATAGACCTGACGGGTACAAATCCGTTTATGCGGCCTTGGCCCATAAATTATCGCACATCATTTATCACAACCATGATTGAAATCGCAGGTTTCACTATTGCCTACGAAACCCTGGGCTGGATTATCGCCTTCGTTGCTTCTGAAGTCATTGGTGCTTCGAAGCTGAAGGAGAACTCTGTTGCTCAGATCGCTAAGTCCTTTATTGACCGTGCCCGTCCTGTTCGTCGTGAAGATGAGAAGGTGGCTGAGGTCCGTAAGGCAGCAGCCCTCCTGGCTGAGACCCTCCGTCGTATTGGAGACTGATTATGGCTAAGCGTGCTAGCGAGGAAGCCTTTGAAGAGCTTCATGCTCTCCTCACCAACGAAATCATTGCCCGGATTAAGTCAGGGGAAGCCACCACGGCTGACCTACGTGCTGCCATTGATTGGCTAGCAAAGAATGACATTACCGGCGTTGCTGTGCAGGGTTCTCCCCTCGCTGGCCTCGCTGGTCTGATCCCGGAACTTACGTTCGAGGATGTGAATGGCTAAATCCTCCCCAGCCCGGCTACGGGCACAAGCAAAGTACAACCGGAAGCCCGCACAAAAGAAGCGTAGGGCGGCCCTAAATAAAGAGAACCGCCGCCGTGGTACTTACGGCAATGGTGATGGCAAGGACGTCAGCCATAAGAAGAACGGTAAGACCGTGCTCGAAAAGGCGTCCACCAACCGTCGGCGTAATGGCCGCAACGGTAAGTCCAAATACAAGAAGTAATTCCTAATGACATCGATCAATCTTCCGCAGGGTTCTTACAACGCTGCCGACTTGATCGCTGCTATCCAACAGTCCAACGACGCCGAACACCAGCAGGCTATTGATGCTCTGCAGGCAACCCTTACCGATCGAGACGCAACAGTAGCCAGCCTTACTGCCCGTGTGGCAGAACTTGAGGCACTGGCTGTCGGCTCCACAGAGCAAGGCAACTTGCTTCAGGCTGTTCTTGTTCGACTCTCAGCCATTGAGGGTCAATTACCTCTTACCCGCGCTGGGTTCGGAGTGACCACCACCGTCAATGGTGATAAGACGCACTATCGCGTTCAGGTTACCAACCAGCATGGTGGCACGGAAATTATTACCTTCGAGCTGCCCACATCCTCAACTTACTAATTAACTAAATGAGCCAATGGAAACTCCCCGAAGCCTCATGCA